TTGGGTGGATAGTCGATAGCTCTTTCTCGTAGGTCGTTGAGTACAGTGCTGAAAGCGTCTCCTGCATTAGAGGTAAGAAGCGTTTGAGAGTTTGGGTGAGCTCTAGTTGTAGGAGTAGCAGCTCTAAATCCATCTTCTGTGATCTCTCGGACTTCATCGATGTAGAGCAGTCCATTGACGGATCGACCGCGAGAGCCGTCTCTAGTTGCTGCGACAACATCAAGCCTTGCTCCAGATAGCATCTCAATGCTCTCAGTTCCGTTGGCGTGTCGGATCTGTTTAACGAATCCTTTAAGGTGGTCATTGGTCTCCAGTAGGTGAGTGACTTGTCGGAAGGTGTCTAGTGCCATGCTTCGATTAGAGCTCATGATCAGGACATTGGTATTCCACTTAATCAAGTGAGCAAGGATTAACATTCGCGCCAGATGTGTCTTTCCGTTCTGTCTGGCTACGAGAATGAGGTTTGTCTTACGAACCCACATGCCTTTCTTGTCCACAGTAAGCATGTCCTTAAGCACGAACTCCTGCCACGGCATGAGATCCATTTTAACGATGGCGCAGAGGTCTTTGACATCTTGCAGCTTGTTTTCGCCCTTGAGAAGTGGACTGTGAAGCCGTGGCTTAGTTGCCCCTCGTAGGGCTTTGGACTTTCTGGGCTTAGTTGTCATTGGTCTGGACTGGGTCGGGTCTTAAACGGACTGTCCAGCATCGGTTCGGACTGCATCGGGGAGATATAGTCGAGAAAGACAGGGGGGGTAGCCGTCTTAGATAAAAAAACCCCATCATTGAGCGCACCCTTGCGCAGATTGCATGACTTGCACAGCACTCGAAGATTATCCAGACTGTGATCACCACCAGCTTTGCGTGGAATTATATGGTCGATGTGCATCTCGCCCTCATCTGTTCCACATATCTGGCAGAAGCGACCATCACGCATGAACACGCGTTCGCGCTGTTCGCGGTATCGCCTACTGTTCAGCTTGTCTAATGCCATCCCTTAGCCTTCCAATGATCTAAGGCTATGCATGGTTCACCATACCTATGCCCTATGTACTTCAATCCCCATTGTATCTGCTTATAACCATCAACCCTAGATAGATACTCACTGCGCCCTTGAGGAATACCATGGTGTGATCCATTACGAGCTAATGGTCTCCAGTTGCTTTCCTTTGTATAAAGTATCTCTAGACACTTAAACTCTTTATAGTTATAGCCTAATGAGTGTAATGCATATTCTTTATAGGTTACATATTGCACTGGTTTAGATCCACCTGCATCAGGCATGATGCATAGAGCTATCCCAATAGCTACTAGCACCCCGCGAGCTACGCCCCTATGGGGCTCGCGGTGAGCCTTTGAGAGGCTCTGCCGAGTTAGCGTACCATCGCTGTCAAATCCATTTGTATAAGTCCTGCTCAGAGCGGTGTTTCGTTTCATAGTTCCTCCTAATCACCGGCTGTGGATAACTTCTGTGGATAACTATTTATCCGTAGAATAGAAGCCCTTACCCTTAAAGTGTGTAGCTGATGCCCCTATAACTTTAACCATCGGTTCATTACAATAGTTGCACAAGATCACTGGTCGATTGTTCCATCCGTGATTGATCTCTTGATTAAGATTGCATCTGGTGCATTTGTAATCATAGGTTGGCAAGTTAAACACTTCCTTATCATGTATGACCCACATCCAGAGCATCGGTCTATGTCTGCCTCTGTAGGTTCTTTGTCTAGGTGACCATATCTTAATATGAGTAGTGGCAAGAGATCCTCAAGTCGAATGATCGCGGCATAGTCACGCGGATCTTCACCCTGTCCGTTGAGTCTGATAACCCCAAAGCCTAATTCCCCCGAAATGGCTGTACGGCTTTTCAGCTGTGCCAAATATGCTTTCGGTTGAAATCCAGCGCGGGCTTTGACTTCAACATCGAATGGCACATTAACAATATCCTTGCCACTACCCCTTCCCACACATGCGCCTTGCCAGACAGTCGATAGGTACTGTGCGACAACGCGTTCTGTGCGGAAACCTCTGTGTTTCCTATGTTGGGTCATAGGTGATGCTTATTCTCACAATTCTTGCAGAAGAACATAACCGCTCCATCATGAATGCGATCATACTCATTGACTTGAGCAAATGAATCGCAGTCTGAGCAATTCTCTACGCCACCATATCCGCTAAAGCTGTATATATGGCGATCTACTGGAGATCTATAAATCTCATCAAAGTTAAACTTAGCCATTGACTGTGCTGCATTTCAAGCATTGCCATGAGACTGTTCCATTGACAGCATCTTGAGATAAATCAACCAGGTTCTTAATCTGGACTGGCTCATTGCATAACTGACACGGCACAAAGGCTGACATTAGATCGACCCACTCACCATTTATCTTGATTCCAATGTTACCCATTAAACTCTCGCTTTCTGTGGTTGGAACTTTCCGTCTGATCCCAGTGTGTACCACTTGGTAGGGCATCGATGAGCTGATGAAATGGCTGAGTTGCAGAAGTAGCCACCCCACGCCTTACCATTCTTCTCACCTTCACGCCACTGCATATGTCCATGCTCGCAGCTTGGTGCTTCTACTGCCTCGCCTGTTCCCATGATCGCAGCTACATTCTCCATAGCCTTTTCAAGTGTGACAGGTGCATCGACTACGCCTCTATATTCTCCAACAGGTGTAGTCCAGTAATCTTGATCATCTGGCTTGACATCTTGGACTGGTGGCTTTGCTACTTTTGTAGCAACAACCTTTGTCATTTCTTCTCGGCTTGGTCTTTTTCCTTTAGGCGCATAACCTGCATTTGCAAGTGCTCTGCCGATTGCCGAAGTCTCGCAATTCTCCAGTGCTGAAGTCTGATTAACGCCTCGGCTAGTAACTGTTTCTTCAGCGTACCCTGTCGCCCATGCAACGCCATCTTCAGCATTCTTAAATAGATAAGCTTTAACGATGTATCGAGAAGCCTCGACAACTTCCAGTTCAGTAGATATACGGAACGAAGGATAGTCCTTAATAAACTTTTCAAGTCGAACCTCCACTGGTTCATAGTCGGCTAAATTAAACATAGAGTTCGTTCTCCTCTGTTGCTAGTTGCCCTGCGAGTGCTCCATAGCTGCATAGATCGACCCAGTTGTCGATGTGTTGGGCTGATTGATTAGTCCGTGCAAGTTTAACGAGCACCATGATCCCTGCGACTTGATAATCGTGGATCGGTGTCTGTAAGTATGCACTGAGGAGCATTGCGGTGTGTTGCAGGTTATCCGCAGGGTGACCATACGATAGCCCACGATCGCGGATTGTGTCTGTTGCGGTAAGTAGGATCTCATTAGCGCGCATCTGTTGTCACTCGCTGAAATGACTTAGCCACGATCAAGCCTTCACGCTTGCCTTCGTTAAAGCCTTTAGCCCAGCCTACTAAATACCATAAAGCATTAGCTGCGAGTAGCAGCACAATCATTGGCATCTCAAAGCTCATTGTATTTCCTATCTGCATCCAGTGCCCTCGACTGGCTTACAGAATTAGTGTGACAGAAGTGACCGACTAATCAAGCACATTCTGGTAACGAAATGATAACGATTCTCCCTCGTCCACTGCATCATCCAGAGTGCGCTTGATGTCAGGCGTAAAGTCGTCCATATAGGGTGAATGATCCGTCCTTGTTGATTGGCACTAAGAATGGGCTAACTCGATCTCCGTGTGTCTCAATGACTGCCACAGACATCTGCCAATTAGCACTGCCAGCCTTAAGATAAGAGGCTTTCTTCTTGTCCATGACATTTCCTGCCTCTAAGCCCCAAAGAGTCCTGTATTGGCTTCCTAAGCCTTCTGTGTAGGCACTGATGCCCGCCCTGTGAGTATGTCCACAGACTACAGACTTACCGAACTTCTTAGCCAAGCCAAGAGCTGTAAGCCCTGCATTGCTATTCATCGATCCTTCGTCTCCGTGAACTAAGACCCAGCCTTTATGGAACTCGAATGGCTTCTTATGAAAACGAATCCCCAAGTCATTGAAACCCATAAAGCGGGAGTACTCGAGTTCTGGAAGTCCGATGAGGCTAGGAGCTCCTCTAACGAGAGTGTGGTATAGACGATCGGTGTGGTTGGATCGAGTGATGTCGGTAGTGCCGAGATCCCATAAGATGTTTTGAGCCAGACTTCGATCATGATCTAGCTGCCCTTCATACTCCAGATGAGTGCCTTTAGCCCACTTTGACTGGCTCTGCATATCAAGCTCATCGCCTGTGTTAAGGACTAAATCGAACTTCTCACGCTTTACTAACTTGATAAGATTCTTAACTGCTTGCTCATGATGATATGGAATCTGTAGATCCGAGATCACCAAGTATCTGCGTTTAGTCATCATCCTCATCTTCGTAATCCCCGAACTTCTCAGGGTCAATGGGATCAGGCAGAATCCAGTGAGGATAGGCTTGCGGTTCTGTGATCATGAACATGGCAATGTCCTCTGCGAAACCTGCTCGCTTTAATGAACAGAAGTACTCATAAAGCCCAATGCAATAAGCATCAAGCTTTGAGTAACCTTGTTCCTCTAACGCCTTAGTTGCTTTTCTTGCCATAGCACAATGCTACCTGTCAAGCAAGATGTTATAGATCTCATCGACTCGCGTGTTGAGTCTTTTGATCTCAGACAACAGGTGTGTGATTACATAGCCAGACAAGCCACCGAGAGCTGCAATAGTGGCAAGGTAAAGCGTGAAGAAGTCGGACTGTGTCACTTCTTAATGCCCATAGAAGGATCATTAGGTGAAAGGTAACGAAGCACCGGTGGAAGGATAGAAGCAATACCAGCTGCGATAAGTGCGTTCGGGTCTGTGACTCCTGCTGCATACATTGAGATTGCTGCTACTAAGAAGGCTCTAGCCCAAGATCCTGCTGCTGTCTTTAGTTCATTCATTATTTGCTCCTAACATAGGTACTTGAAAAAAAGCCCCATCATTGTCAGCTTCTTTCTTAAAGCTAACATGCATGTGCTTAGTGTGTTTGTTAGCCCCTGTGTAATTGCGCCACTTCCAGTTAAGGATGTGGGAACAGAT